CGAAGTCCGGTGTCTCGGTCAACTGGAAGACCGCGCTCAACGTGTCGACCGTCTTGGCCGTCACGCGACGTATTGCAGAGTCCATCACCGTTCCCTGCAAGGTCTATCAGCGCGACGAGAAGGGAAATCGGCAGGAGCTCCGCGACCATCCGCTCTTCCGTTTGCTTGAGGATGAGCCGAATCAGTGGCAAAGCGGCCTAGAGTATCGCGAGACAATCGGCTTTCACCTGGCGCTTGAGTGGAACCATTATTCCTACATCGGCAGAGTTGCAGGCCGCATTGATGAGCTGATCCCGCTGGAGCCCAGTCGGGTAACAGTCAAGCAGGACGAAGCGGACGGAAGCCTGCACTATCACTATTCGAACCTCAATGGCACCGTCGACGTCTTTGATCCATCCGAAATCTGGCATCTCCGCGGCCCGTCCTGGACCGGGGCGGTAGGACTTGAAGCTCTAACCCTCGCCAAGGAATCGATCGGCCTCGCCATTGCGACGGAACAAACCCACGCCATGCTGCACAGCAACGGCGCGAACCCGTCCGGCATCTTCACCTCCGACAACAAGCTTGGTGACCCTGCGCGGAAGCGCCTGAAAGAACAATGGGGGCAGACACAGGCCGGCCTCGCCAACAAGTTCAAGACCGCCGTCCTGGACAACGGGATCAAATGGCAACAGATCTCAATGACGGGGGTAGATAGCCAGCACATCCAGACCCGCCAGTTTCAGGTCGAGGAAATCTGCCGCGCCGCCGGTGTCATGCCGATCATGGTCGGTTATTCCGGCGACAAGGCCCCGACCTTTGCATCGGCAGAACAGATGTTCCTGCAGCATCTCGTGCATACCGTTCGGCCCTGGCAGGACCGCGTCGCATCGTCGGCAAAGCGCTGGCTGCTGACGCGCGAAGAGCGCCGCCGCGGGGTCTACATCGCCTTCACCGAGGAGGCTTTCCTCAGCCCCGCCATGAAGGACAAGGCCGAGTATTTCAAGATCGCCTTGGGTGGCGGCAGCAATCCCGGCTGGCTGACGCCGAATCAGGTCCGCGCTTTCCAGGAGTTGGCGCCGGAACCTGGCGGCGACCGCCTCTATGTCCCGATGAACACAATTCCAATCGGCCCCGATGGATGGCCGCGGCCCAACGCAGTGCCGGCGCCGAGCGCGCCCGAACCGGAGAACGACAATGCCTGAGATCATTCGCATTAATCAGGATTTCGAGTTCAAGCTGGCCGGCGACGGCAGCAAGGCCGGCACGTTTTCCGGCTACGGCGCCGTCTTCGGAAACGTCGACAGCTATGGCGATGTCATTGAGCGCGGCGCCTTCAAAGAAACGCTGCGGGAGTGGGAAGGCAAGGGAAAATATCCGCCGATGCTGCTGCAGCACGGCGGCTGGGGCCTCAGTGCCGATGACGGCGTTCCGGTCGGCAAGTGGACGCATATGGAGGAAAATTCCAAGGGCCTGAAGGTCGAGGGTTTTATCGACCCGTTGGATACCGATCAAGGCAAGAAGATCCATGCCGGGCTGAAGAACGGCGGGCTTGACGGACTGTCGATCGGCTACAGGCCCAAGGAAGCTGTCACCGGCACAAAGCCGACCGATCCGCGCCGCACGCTGAAGGTGGTCGATCTCGTGGAATTGAGCATCGTTACCTTTCCGGCAAACGACAAGGCGCGCGTTGGTTCGGTGAAATCATCCGACATCGACGTAATCCAATCTCTTTCCGACGCCGAAGACTTCCTGCGTGAGGCAGGCGGGCCGCGGTGGTCGAAATCGGCGGCACGCGATTTCGTGAGCCGTCTCGTCAAGATCGCACGGCGTGAGGCTGGCGACGATCTCGATCTGACCGAACTTAGCCGCCAGTTGAAGGCAACGAACGGTCTCTTCTCACTTAACTCACGCTAGGAGCACAAAATGCCTGATATCAAAGACGTGCTGGAGGATGTCCAGCGCGAAGTGAAGGGTCTTGGCGATAACGTCAAGGGCCTTCAGTCCAACTTCGAAAAGAGCTTGGCCGATGTGCGCAAGCTTGCCGAGGAAGCGCAGAAGAAATCCGGCGACAATGAACTGAAAGATGCCGTCGACGTTCTGTCGAAGGGCGTCGCCGAGAAACATGCCGCCATCGAGGCGCAGGTCAAGAAGATGGCAGAGGATGCCGTCAAGGCCGCCGAAGCCAGCGCCGAGGTTGAGCGCAAGCTCAATCGTCTCCGCATTGGCGGCACCGGCAGCGATGCCGAAACCGAGATGAAGTCGGCGCGCGAATTCCACAAAACCCGCCTTGCGATCCGCGATGAACTGAAGACGACCACGATCCTGTCGGATGACAAGGTCGATCTTGTCGGATTCAAGTCGTACCAGGACACCTTCGCCACCTATCTCCGCAAGGGCGAGCGCAAGATCGATGATGCGGAGTTGAAGTCGATGTCGGTAGGTTCTGACCCCAACGGCGGCTATCTCGTCACGCCGGCAGTTTCCAGCCGGATGCAGACCATCGTCTACGAAACCTCCCCGATGCGGTCTCTCGCGTACATCGAAACGATTGCCGGCGACAAGCTGGAGCTCAATATCGATGAAGACGAAGCGGATGCCGGCTGGGTCGGCGAGACGGAATCTCGCAACACCACCGACAATCCGACCGTCGGCATCCAGACCATCCCGGTCAATGAGATCTATGCCAAGCCGAAGGCGACGCAGAAGCTTCTCGAGGACGCCTCGGTCGACATCGAGGCCTGGCTGGGTCGCAAAGTCGGCGAGAAGTTCGGCCGCATCGAAGCGACCGGCTTTATCTCCGGCAACGGCATCAAGAAGCCGCGCGGCATCATCACCTATGCCGCCGGTACGACCCGCGGCACGATCGAACAGATCGTCTCCGGTGCCGCGACCACGATCCAGTTTGATGGCCTGATCAATCTCGTGACGGCCCTCAAGGAAGATTACGCTGCCGGCGCCGTGTTCCTAATGCGCCGTGCTTCGGTCGGCGCTGTCCTTCTTTTGAAGGATGGCAACGGCCAATACATCTGGCGCCAAAGCCAGGAAGCCGGCAAGCCGTCGCTTCTCCTGGGCTACCCGGTCCGTGAGGCTGCCGACATGCCGGCCGTGAGTGCCGGTTTGCTCGCGGTCGCCTTCGGCAATTTCAACCGCGGCTACACCATCGTCGATCGCCTCGGCATTTCGACCCTGGTTGACCCGTACTCGGCCAAGCCGTTTGTCGAGTTCTACTCGCGCAAGCGCGTCGGTGGCGACGTCACCAACTTTGAGGCGATCAAACTGCTTAAGATCGCCGCTTCGTAACGGGCCGATCCCCTCCGCTGAAGTCTGAGGGGTCCAGGCATCTGGATCCCTCTCCCTTTCCTTACCCCCGACATCGGTCCTAGGAGGACAAGATGAACACGCACGGACTTCTGAACAACGTGGAGGCCCGCTGGGTCAACGCCCCGGTGGCTGCCGCCAGCAACACGGACGACAATTCGTCCCGCATCGATATGAGCGACTATGAGTCGGCGCTCTTCATTGTGCCGATCACCGACAGCGCCGCGACCGGCGTTGCCGCGCTCACCATCGAAGGCAATACTGCCGACCAAGACAGCGGCATGGCCGCGATTACCGGCGCAGTGGCGACCAAGACCTGCGCCGTCAATGACGACATCAATAACACCCTGTTGATGGTCGAGGTGCAGAACCCCGGATACGAATTCATCCAGGGTGTCTTGACCTCAAGCGTCGCCAACATCGCCTTTGGTGACACCGTCGTTCTGCTCAAGCCTAAAACGGTGCCCGCCACCCAGGGCGCTACCGTGTCGGCGTCGACTGCGGTCGCAGACTAAGATATCGGCGGGGTTTCGGCCCCGCCGGTCTCGCTTCTATGCTTGCGCGCAACAACCTCACCTCCGGCGAACGACAGGTCTCTCCAACGCTCGACTGTATCCGCCGCGATCACTTGGCGCGATATCAGTGGGCTGCCAAGGTGCTGCCGCCAGCCAGTCGCGTCGCCGATCTCGCCTGCGGCACCGGTTACGGCTCCTTCATCCTGGCGAAAGCCGGGCATACCGTCATCGCAGTCGACGCCGAGCCGGAAGCGATCGCCTACGCCCAAGAGCACTACGCGCATCGCAACATCCGCCATAGCTGTGCCCGCGCTGAAGATCTCGACCTCTCGGAAAAGCTCGATGCCGTTGTCTCTTTCGAGACGATCGAGCACATCGAAAGCCCGCTGCCGGTCCTGCTGAAATGCCGGGATCTGGCGCCGCTGCTCATCGCCTCGGTGCCGAATGAGGCCGTTTTCCCGTTCGGTCCAAGCGTCAAGTTTCACCACCGGCACTATCACCGCCACGAATTCAAGGCCCTGATCGAAACGGCCGGTTTCGAGATCGCCGCTTGGCATGGCCAGGCCGGCAAGGAATCCGACGTCGAGCCCGAGATCAAGGGCCGGACATTGATTGTCACCGCGCATCGTGCGCGCGACCCAGAAGCCACCTTGATTTGAACCTGTCCCCCAAGAAAGGATCGCTCCGATGACCGACACGACCTATCTGACGAAAGTCTACATCAAGCAGGGCGGCGAAGAACTCGTCATCGCCGATGGCGGTAAGATCACTGTCGAATCCGGTGGCTCGATCGAAGGCATTGGCCTCGATGGAAACGTCGCCGTCGCTGCCGATGTCTTGGCGATTCCGCTCACCGCAGCCCATGTCTCCAAAACCACCGGCGCCGATGCCGAGGCGCTGACGCTCGCCAACGGCACGCCAGGTCAGGTCATTACCATCACCTTAACAGTTGACGGCGGCGGCACCGGTACGCTCACCCCGGCCACCAAAACCGGCTTCGCCACGATCGTCTTTGCCGATGCCGGCGACGGCGCTGCTCTCCGCTATGTCGACGATACCGTTGGCTGGGTTCTGCTCGGAACCGCTGGCGTCGCCGCGCCGCCGGTCATCACGATCTAAGGCATAGGAGGTCAGTCGCATGCACGTCGTCCTGAAGGCCTTCCGGTGCTCATTCGATGGCGTCAGCGCCTCGATGCTTGAGGTCGGGAAGGAGTATGAGTTCGGATCCATGGCCGAGGGCCTGAAGAAGGTGGGCCTGATTGGTGATGCGGCGCCGGCTTCGGTCACCGAGTCCACCAATTCGGCCCCGGCCGATGTCCCTAGTCCCGTCCCATCCGACCCCATCGACCTCGACGCCATGAAGCGCGCCGAACTCGACGCCTATGCAGCAAGCCTCGGCCTCGACACCACGGAAGCCGCGAACAAGGCCGAAGCCAAGGAAGCCATCGAGGCCGAACTCGCCCGCCGTGCCGCCGAACCCGAGGCCGAACCCGCCGGCACCGAAGCCGCGACCGCTTGACCTCTGAACCGTGGGTGTGCCCGCGCCTCTGGCCGGGCCGCACCTTCGTCATTCTGGCATCCGGCCCATCGCTCACCGACCACGACATCGAAACCGTCCGCCAATCGCACGCCAAGGGCGTCGTCATCGCCATCGCCGTCAACAGCACATTCCGCAAGGCGCCGTGGTCGGATCTGATCTATGGCTGCGATGCGAAATGGTGGAAGCACAACCCGGAGGCCGTCGCTTTTCCGGGTCTGAAGGTCAGCATTGAGGCGGATGTCCCGCCCGGTGTTCGTCATCTTCGCTACCGTGAACCACGCGTCACCGGCCTCGACCTCGATCCCGCATACTTGGCCACCGGCAATAACTCCGGCTATCAGGCGATCAATCTGGCCTGCCATTTGGGCGCCGCGCGGATCCTGCTGCTGGGCTTCGATTGTGGCGCCGATCCGACCGGAAAGCTGCACTGGCACGGCGATCATCCGGCGCCACTGCGGAACCCGGACGACACGCTCTTCGCCAAATGGCGCCAGGCCTTCGACACGCTGCCGTCGGCATTGGCCGAAATCGGCGTCGAGATCGTCAACTGTAGCCGCATGACCACCATCGCCGCCTTCGCGCGCGCCGACATTGAAACCTCTCTTCGGAGCATCTGATCATGGCAACTGAAATCCTGGCAGTCGGCACCACCGCTGCCAATTCTTCGGAAGTGACGGTGATAGCAGGGGCTCCAGTCACGGTCGGCCTCAAGGATGCTGTGGGCCTCACGGCGGTGCCTCCTGGCTGCGATGTTCGAATACTGATCAAGGATGATGACGCCGCATACTTCGAGATCGGCAAGCTGACGGCACGGAATCCGGCCACAGTCCTAATCGGCCCCGGCGTTTACATCCTGAGCCGCATTGGTGGTAGCGCCGCCTGCGGTGCCTTCAGTGCCTAACCCCCTGACCCCGCCGCTGGCGTCTCCGCTGATGCCGCCGATCATGGCGCCCGGCGATCCACGCCTCGGGCAATTCGCGGCGATGTCGGGCGATGCACCGGCCGGTCCCGCCAACGCCCTAACCGATGCATCCGGCAACTACCTCACCGACGCAGACGGCAACTATCTGATCTGGAGCGAGTAACATGGCGAACAAAGTCAGCAGGGCTGGGGAGTATTTCTTCTTCCGGTCCGATGAATACAGCAGCCCGCTGGTGTTGGCCGACGATGCGGTCGTTAAATTTGTCGATATTGTTGGCTGCACAACCCAGTCTTTGGACGCATCTGGATGTGCTGCACTTGTGACAGTCAGTGCCTATACCTGCGGCATTATGGCGTCTGCCGATGTCAGTTCCTGTCCGCTTCTCAGCCGGGTTGATTTGTCAGATAACAACGGCTTGGCGGCACTCTCTGTGGGCGGGTGCCCATTCCTTGTCACTGTAGTAGCTTCCGGATGCGGCCTGCCAGAATCCGAAGTCGATGGCGTACTTGCTGCTCTGGATGCAGCCGGCGCCAGCAACGGAACGGTGGACCTGTCCCTCGGAACCAACGCCATCCCCTCCGCCGCCGGCCTGACCTCGAAAGCCAATCTCGAGGGCAAGGGCTGGACGGTCACGGTGAACAGCTGATCTCCGATGCGCGCCGCTGTCGTCGGCCGGCCCGAGGCTCAACTGGCCCCGCTGATCCGCGCCGTTGCAGATGGTCTCCGCATCAACGGTATCGAGGTCACCGAAACCACCTCGGAACTTGCGGCGCGCGGCCATGATTTCGCGGTCTGCTGGGGCTGGCGCAGGGGTCGCGCGCTGAAGGGCATGGGTCTCCGCGTCCTGGTGGTCGAGCGCGGCTATCTCGGCGACCGCTTCAATTGGACCTCGCTGGCCTGGGATGGCCTGAACGGCCGCGGCGATTTCTGTCTCGGAGATTCCGTCCCGTTCCTGGACCCGCAGCGACGCGCGATCATGGTCGACACGCTGAAGCCCTGGCGCGGCGGGATCGGCAAAAGCATCGTCATCATGGGGCAGGTCCCCGGCGACGAAAGCCTTCAGGGTCGCGATCTCGGCCCCTGGTATCTGGCGCAGGCGCGCACGGCATCGGATCGGTTTCGCATGCCGGTCGTGTTGCGGCCGCACCCAATCGCGGTGCAGCGCCGACTGCATGTTCGGTGCGGCGTCGAAGAAATTGCGGCCTCGCTCGATGAGACGCCGCAACAGGCGGCGGCGGTCATCACGTTCAACAGCAATTCCGGGGCGGACGCCTTGATGGCTGGCATCCCGACCGTGGCGACCGATCCCGGCTCGATGGCCTGGGGAATGGCGGCGCCATCGATCGAAAGCCTGCGCTTGCCGGCGCCTGAACCCGAAGGCCGCACGGCATGGGCCGCACGTCTCGCCTGGTGCCAGTGGTCGCCAGAAGAACTCGCTGCCGGATCGTGGTGGATTCGAATGAAACAAGCACTGGAGACCATCGTATGCGAATCCTGACACATGAAACAGTGGCAGCCCTCGACCTTTGGGCCGCGGACAACGCCAAGATGTTCGCTCAGGATCCGGTTGGTCAGGTCCGCCGGGACCCAAACGCACCGGGCGGCAAGCGCATCATCCTCGACCGCGAGTGGATCGTGCAGCAGATGTACAATTTCACATTCAAGGATGAGCACGATTACATCGTCGCGGCCTTCCGTGGCCACCTCGTCGACGATCCGGTCAGTCTCGCGGCGTTCGATGCCATGGCTGTCGCCAAGTTCACCCCGCGCTCCGATGAGGTATTCGCGGCGCTGCTTGAGGAAAAGAAACCCGCCGGTTACGTAGCGAAGGGAGCCTGAAATGGCACTTGCAACTAGGATTTCCAATGCTGCCGCCCGCGCCATGTGCGATGCCCTGGTTGATCTGGTCGACGGCGGTGCCGGCGCCGGACTTTGCCGGATTTACGACGGCACCCAGGCAACCGACCCGGATACCGCTATTGGCGCCCAAGTCCTCCTGGCCGAACTGACCTTCAGCGATCCAGCGTTTGGCGCTGCCGCTGATGCCGCCCCGGGCGGACGAGCCACCGCCAGCGCCATTACTTCGGATTCCTCGGCCAATGCGACCGGCACCGCTTCGTGGTTCCGGGTCTTGTCCAGCACCCCAACCGCGATCTGGGATGGTTCGGTGGGTACCGGCACTCATGACATGGTGGTCAACACGACCGCCTTTGTTTCCGGTGCCGAGGTGGCCATCACGGCTTGGACCGTGACGATGCCGGAGAGCTGATAGCATGGCAAATCTTGTCCGTACTCGCTCGGCACACTCCGACCGTCTAGAGCGATGGCTTGGGCCAGACCTTCATCGTATCTCGACCTCGATGCGCGGTAATGACCAAGAGCGCCCGCGCTGGTATGGCCCGCCGATTGGCGTCGGCAACACACCGGGGAAGGTTTATGCGACTGCTGATGGTGATTTTGTCGGCTCGGTTGATTGTGGACATCTTGGCGGTTTGTTTGAGTACCAGATTGATAAGCTGACCCACCGCTTCAAGAAATGGCAGCGCCGCCAGACGCGAGGGATGCAGCTTAATGCTGGCTTCTCGTCACTCTCCGACCTCATCTCGGAGGCGACGGCTGGCGCAAAGCAGCGCATTTTCAACTTCCAGAAGTCCGGCCCCACGGGTGTGGTCGGTTCTTGCCATAGCCTGTGGCGCGTTGGTGCTTGGCCTGCCGCTGGCGGTGCCGGCTCCGCTGCCCCAGGCGGTCGCGCGCCCAATGACAGCACGACGGGAACCTTCCCGTTCTCGAACCCGTCAAGCGGTGACACGCAGCATTTCGTGCGCGGCGACATCACGTCATCCCTGGCATCGTGCCTGTTGCTCTATGATCGCATCTTTGATGTCGCCAAGACCATCGCCTCCACCGCCAACGAAGCCGTTACCGGGGTGCCGACACGCTATCAATCCAGCACGCCCGGCGATGCGGATTATGCCGGCGGCAACTTCCTGTTCATGGAAGTCGGCGCCACAGCCTATGCCAATACGGTCCATACTTGGGGCGTGGCTGGTGGCTCGAACGAATGCCTCTACCGCAACCAAGCGGGCACGGACAATTCCATCATGCCGGTTCTGGCTGGCAACCCAGGCGCTGTGGCGACCATTGCCGACCGGCTCGACATGCCGAATGGCACTTGGTTCGCGCCGCTCGCGACTGGCGACACCGGGATTATGGATCTTGCGCAAATGCGGTGCTCGGCATCGGTTGCGACCGGCGCCCTCAACTTCGTGATTGGCCATCCCATCGCTTTCATGCCGTCGCCTCTGGTCAATACTGGCTCGATCATCGACGGCATCAATTCGGCCTTCAATCTCGCCAGGATCTTTGATGATGCCTGCCTGGCCTTCCTGGAGATCCAGCGGGCATCGACCACCGCAGTAACCTATAGCGGTCAGATCACGACCGTCGCGGGCTAACCGTCATGCCGTTTATTGTCGGCAGCGGAAAAAGAAAATCAGCCGCGCAGTTCGGGTGGTGGTCAGGTACGCATGACCCTAACCCGCCGATCCACTTGGAGAATGTCAGCACACCGGTAACGGGCACGGTCGCGCAAACGCTGCCGAGACTATCTCAGGCGGCGACCGCCAAGGAAGCGATCGGCGGAACGGTCTCGGCGACCCTGCCGAAGCTGACGCAGGACGCCGGCGCCAAGGAGCGATTTGCAGCGTCGGTGGCACAGCAGCTGCCAAGGCTCGCGCAGGCGATAAACGCGAAGGAGGTGCTCGCCGCATCCGTGTCGCAGGCATTGCCGGCCCTGCAGCAATCGGTGGCGGCCAAGGAGAAGATTGGCGCGCTGGCTGCGCAGGTGCTACCGAGGCTGGCGCAGTCGGCATCCGCGGCGGAAGCATTCAGGGCATCTGTCACCGCCACCTTGCCGAGATTGGTCCAGGCGGTTGGGGCGAGTGAGATCGTCGCGGCTTCGGTCGCGCAAGTGTTGCCGAAACTGCAACAGGCCGCCCTGTCCGGAAGCATTCTGCGAGCCACCGTTAACCAGACGTTGCCATCCCTTGAGCACACGGTGGCGGCGCTGGAATCCTATGCGGCTTCCGTCGGCACCGTGCTTCCGTCGGTGCAGCAGTCGGCCGCTTCCAGCCAGATTGTTGCCGGCATTGTCGGTCATGTTCTACCGAGGGTCCTACAAGCGGTTGAATCCAGTTCCACTGCGCCCGTCACCACCGGCGCCATCGCCCAATTGTTGCCCATACTAGTCGAGGCGATTTTCGCAACGCTGCATGTCAGGGTGATAACTGGCACCCGGGCTGGCTCTAAGCAGATCGGCCTAAGCCGCCCGAGGGCGCAACAGATGGAACGAGCCGCCATCGCCACCGCTACCCGCCGCCGATCCGATGCTGGCGGCACAAGACCGCGCCAAGCGCCGAACGCCCGCCGCTAGAAACCACCGGGAACAATCATGGCCCTCATTCTCATCACCGCGCCGGTTGCGGAACCGATCAGCTTGACCGAAACGAAGGCGCATCTCCGCGTCGATAATACCGATGAGGATACTCTGATCTCGGGCCTAATTGCGGCCGCAACGGCTCATCTTGACGGCAAAGACGGCATGCTCGGCCGCTGCCTGGTGCCGCAGACGTGGGAGCTTGTGCTTGACGCCTTCCCATCGGACGGCATCGAAATCCCGCTGCCGCCGTTGCTCTCGATCACGTCGGTTACATATGTCGATACCGCAGGCGTCACACAGACTGTTTCATCTGATGATTACGAGGTAGATACCGCGAATGAACCTGGCTGGGTTATGCCTGGCGATGCCGGCTGGCCATCGACAATGGACACCATCAATGCGGTTCGCGTCAGGTTCCGTGCCGGCTATGAAGGTGACGAAGGCGCCTCGCCCGCCGGTGCGACCGGCGTCCCGGCCGCCATCAAACTCGCCATGAAACAGATGATCGGGCACTGGTTCAACAGCCGGGAATCCGTGGTGGTCGGCGTCTCCGCAGCGGACATGCCGCAAACGGCCGACATGCTGCTCGCCTCCTATCGCATGTACTGGTGCGCCTGATGCGCGCCGGGCAACTCGACCGCCGGGTATCGTTCCTGACGGTCACCGAAACTCAGGATGCCAGCGGTGGGCCCGTCGAATCCGTGGCGGTTTCGTTCACAGTTTGGGCCAAGAAAACCGACCTCGCCGCGCGTGAATTCATCGCAGCGGCACAGACCAATGCCGAGATCACCACGAAATTCCTGATCAGATACCGCGCCGGGATCACCCCGCAGATGCGGTGCCGCTACAAGTCGACCGATTACGACATCGTCGGGGTGCAGGAGACCATGATCGGGCGGCTCGACGGGCTGGAAATCCTGGCGAAGGCACGCGTCTGATGGCGCTTAAATCGAGCCGGGTCGGTGGCTTCGTCGAGGCCCGGGCGCTTCTGAAACAGCTGCCGCCGAACATCGAGAAACGCGTCCTGCAGCGCGCCGTCAATGCTGGGGCTTCCGAGATCAGGAAGGCGGTCAAGGCCGCAGCACCTGTCGGCAAGGCGCCGTCGCAGGCGTCCGCCAAATATGGCCGCCTGAAACAGAACATCCGAGCCATGCGGTTGCGCAGGGTCAAGCGCGGATCCAAGGGCGCCCGCGTCTGGACCCGCTTCGCCTTCTGGGGTTATTTCCTAGAATTCGGCACCAAGACGCAGCCGGCCCGGCCCTGGTTCGAGCCGGCCGTCGCCTCCGCGCAGGGCGCCGCTTTCGACAAGATGCGCGCCGCTTTGGTGGCCGGGATCGAGCGCGAAGCCAACCGCCTCGCCGGCCGGCTCGGCATCAAGAAATCACGCTAGGGGTCATCGGACATGGCAACGCTCGGTGAAGCGGTGGTGGCGCTGCTAACCGGCGGCAGCCCGCCCGTGATCACAGCGCCGCTCTTTGCCGGGCGCGCGCATCACAGCACGAGGGCGCCGTTCGTCATCTATCAGCAGCCCGGGCGCGACGGCCTCACCGACACGCTCGACGGCGCCGGAACGCTTGCCCAGAAAACGATCCAGATCGATAGCTACGCCACCACCTATCACGCCGCACACGCGCTGGCGGACACGATCAGGACGACGCTCAACGGCTATCGCGGCACCGTCGCGGTCGGCTCGGCATCGCCGCAACCGACCATCCGCATCGGTGCCATCCGGCTCATCAACGAAATCGACATCGCAGAAGATCAGACAGACCCGAAGGAATTCCGGGTGCTGCAGGAATACCTCGTCACCTTCGCCGAAGCGTGATCGAGGCCGCCTAACCGGGCCTTGGGCAAGCCACCACCCATAGCGCGCAACGCCAATCATCCAGCTTTAAGGAGCCCAAAGCCATGTCCGCTGCTCTTGAAACCCAAGGCACGAAACTCTACATCGGCAACAACGCCTCGCCGATCGTCTACACCCAGGTGAAGGAGCTGGTGAGCTTCCAGGCCTTCGACGGGTCCGCCAACGAAATCGACACCACCTCACTGGATTCCACCGCCAAGGAATTCCTGATGGGCCTGCAGGATTTCGGGCAGTTCGCCGGCGAGTTCAACTGGCTGCCGGAAGCTGCCGGCCACATCGCCATGCGCGCCGCCAAGGCTTCCCGCGCGATCACGCATTTCCGCCTCACCATGTCGGACACATCCAAGTTCGAGTTCGATGGCTACGTGCTGTCGGCCCCGGTCAGCGGCGGCGTCGACGCCAAGATGGACGGCGGCTTCACCATCCGCATCACCGGCACCGTCACCTTCACCGCGGCGCCATAAACCGAAAGTCTCCACCCATGAATGCAGCGCATACCGGCGAGGTCGACGTCGACCTCGGCGGCAAAACCCTCACCATCGTGTTCACACTTCGCGCCCGCTCCCAGATCAAAACCGCGTTCGGCGACAAGGCGACACTCTCCGCCTTGCTGTCCGGTGAGGATCCGGAAGCGTTCGCGAAGCTCCTGGCGATCGGCCTCGCCAGATACCATCCCGACATGACGCCCGACGTGCTGCTCGACATGGCGATCCCACTGGAGCCGACGCGGATGGCCGTGCTACAGGCGCTGAATTACTCGATGTTCGGCCCCGATGGACCGCCGAAGCCGTCAAAAAAGAAGGCCGATGCCGAGGAAAACCCTCAGTAGCCGAAGGCGACGAGATCAAGGCCTGGCTGAAACTCTGCCCGACCATCGGTCTCCAACCTTCGGAGTTCTGGAATCTCACGGTCTGGCAGCTGTCGGTCCTGGCCGGCGGCGCTTGGGACCGTGAGCAGCGCGCGCATCAACGTCTCGCTTGGGCATCCTGGCACACCGCGGCACTCGGCCGCGCGAAACGCCTGCCGAAACTGAAAGAGTTCCTGGAGCCGTCGAAGCCGAAGAAAGGCATCGACGAAGCCGAGATCAAGGCCGCGTTCGGCGTGATCATCGACAAGCAGAAGAGGGTAAAAGCCAGTGGCAAAGATCGCTAATCTCAGCGCCGATCTAGTTGCCAACACGGCAACCTTCGAAGCCGATCTGAAGCGCGCCGAAAGAGCACTCAGCAAGACGCAGACCAGTTGGCAGCGTGACATGCGCGCCATCGACAAGCAGTTCAACTCGCTTGGCGATTCATCCTCGAAACTGACCGGCGGCATCTTTTCCCTGAAAGCCGCCTTGCCTGCGCTGGCGGCGGCACTCGGCGTCCAGGCCGTCGCCTCGTTTTCATCTGAGATCCGCCGCGCTATCGAGGCGGTTGGCGGACTTGGCGAGGTGGCGTCCCAAGTCGGTGTCACCACCGACACGCTGCAGGCCTTCGACTATGCGGCGACACAGGTGGGCCTCAGCAGCGAGGAGATGCGCGCCAGTCTGACGAAGCTCACCCGTGTCATTGGTGATGCCGCGACAGGTAACAAGGCGGCGATCGACACCTTCAATGCACTGGGGGTCGGTGTCCTGGACCTTGAGGGCAATGTGCGACCGACCGAGGAAATCCTCCGCGCCGTCGCCAATGCCATTTCCCAGATCGATGACCCGGCGCGGCGCGCCTCGGCCCTGGTCGATCTACTCGGCAAGTCGGGGCAGAAGCTGGCGCCGCTGCTGGAGGAGGGTGCCGGTGGCATCGACGCGCTGGTCAGCCGTGCCAAGGAATTGGGCCTGGTCTTCGATGAAGAGACGATCAAGAAGGCGGACAAGGCCGCCGATGCTATCGCCGAAATGGAATTGCGGGTCGGCAAGCTTTACGACAAGGCGCTTCTGCTGGTCGGTGTGCCGGTCACGGAATGGCTGGACCAGTTCACGAAGCGCAGCGCGGATTTCGCGCACGGCCTTCTCGGCGACGACACGCTGGGTTCGCTTGAGCAGCTTCAGCGCGACTTGGCGACGCTGACGGAAAAGCGCAACAACCTCGCCGCCGAAGTGACCAATGAGTATATCGGCGGACTTGCTGGACAAGAGGTCGCCAAGCTGGATGCGCAGATCACCGACCTCGAGCAGCGCATAGCCAAGATATCGGCCGAGCAGGGCCAGCGCATGGGCCGTGGTGACCCGCTGCCGTTTGCCGGGACCAATCCGCTGCCAAAAGAAACCGGTAGCGGGAGCACCAAGAAATCCCCGGCTGAACTCCAGGCCGAAAAACTCGCCAAGACGATCGCCGATCTGCAGCTTCAGGTCGACACCTTCGACATGGGCGAGGTCGACACCAAGATCGCCGAGGCGATGGCGGGGATCGACCAGTCGCTGCCGGGTGCCAAGGAAGCCGTCACCGCGATCAGCAGCCTCATTCAGCAGCTTGGGCTTCTGAAGCAGGCGCGCGACGAAGATGCCGCGAACGTCGCGGAATACGACAAGATCATAGCGGATGCCGATGCCGCCTGGCAGAAGCGCGTCGCCGAGGGTAAGGCGATCATGGAGTCCGTGCTAACGCCGGCCGAGGCCTATGCTGCGCAGATCAGCATTCTCGAAACCGCACTTGCCGCCGGGACGATCACCCAAGAGGCATTTAACCGGGCCGTGGCTGAGGCCAAGGAAAAGCTCGAAGAAGCCGAGGGCACCGGCTTCGACTTCCGCGAAATGGCCGACGAAGCGGCCGGCGCCCTCGCATCCGGAATTACCGACGCTGTGTTCGAGGCCGACAATCTCAATGAAGCCCTGCTCGAGATCGTGAAAACGCTCGGCAAGATGGTCATGCAGAAGCTGCTGCTGAAGGCCTTCGACGTCGGCCTCGATGCGATCTTTGGTGAATCCGCGACCGGCGGTCCCGAAGGTGGCCTGACGCTGGTCGGCGAGCGCGGCCCTGAACTTGTCAACCTGCCGGCCGGCTCCTACGTCAATACCGCCAAGATGTCAGGCGCGATGATGGGCCAGCGGATCTCGTCATCGAACATCGGCGGCGGTGGCATCGTGGTCAACGCGCCGATCACCATCGAGGGCGGCGGCGGGACACCAGCCCAAAACGAAGACCTAGCCGCCAAGGTGCAGGACCGCCTTGAGCGTGCCGTCCGTGCGGCGGTCGACGAACGGCTCGGCGATCAGCAGCGCATCGGCGGCATGCTTAACCCTGGGCTGGGCTTCTGATCATGGCATTCGATACCTGGGCACCGCTGGCCGTCCCGCAACTCGGGAGTAATTTCACCGAGGACGAGACGGTCCTCGAGGCTGCCTTCGGCGACGGCTACGTGCAGATCGTGGCCGATGGCCTCAACGCGCAGTTTCAAGGTGGCGATCTCACCTGGAACGGCTTGACGATTACCCAACTCGATGACCTCCGCGACTTCTGGGCCGATCACGGCAAGACGACGCCCTTCTACTGGACTGTGCCGGACGAGGCCAGCCCTCGGCTTTGGCGCTTCTCGTCAGGCCTCAAGCGGCAGTCCCTCGGCGGCGACATCTTCGCGGCCTCGGTCCAAATCAAGCAAGCCTTCGACCAAGACTGATGACGCTCAAATCAGACCTTCAAACGGCGTCCCCCGGCCCTTACATCGTGATGTACGAGCTCGACCTCACGTCGAAGGGCGGGACCGTTCAGCGGTTCACGCCGATGGTGCGGAACGACGGCGCCGCATCCGCGATGTCGCCGGTCATCTTCGACGGCAACAGCTACACGCCGATCCCCATCGAGGCCAAAGGCTTCGAGAAATCGGCCAAAGGGCAGTTGGCGAGGCCCACGCTGCGGATCGGCAACGTGACCAACATCGTCACCCAGCTGCTGCGGGATTTCGACGGGCTCCGCGGCGTCAAGATCCGCCGCATCCGGACCTTAGCGCAATATCTCGACGGCGGTGCCACGCCGGATGCGGGTCAGGTCCTGCCGGTCGAGACCTACATCATCGCGCGGAAAACCCAGCATAACCGCCAATTCGTCGAGTTCGAGTTGCGGGCCGCCATCGACATCGAAGGCGTCGTCATCCCGAAGCGGAACCTGCTGCGATCCTGCGGGGCGACGTACCGGGTCTGGGACCCCGTCGCGGCGGAATTCATCGTCGCGGATTCGACCGTCGCCTGCCCCTACGACGGCGCGGTCTACTTCGACATCAACGATCAGCCTGTCGCCAACCCGGCTCAGGACAAGGCCAGCAAAACGCTGGGCTGCTGCAAGGCGCGGTTCGGTGAAAATGCCGTGCTTCCATTCGACGGCGAACCCGGCGCGGCACGAGCGAGATAATGAGGCCGTTCCCAGCCGCCGTCACCGCCGCTGCCCAGGCGCACGGCGTCGCCGAGTACCCGCGCGAGGCCGCCGGGTTGGTGGTCGACGGTGCCTATCTGCCGTGTCCAAACCTGTCGCCGAAGCCGGAGAAAACCTTTGAGATCGACGGCGATCTCTACATCAAATATCGCGGCCGGATCGAGGCGCTGATCCACAGCCATCCGGACTGGTGGCCGGTGCCGTCCGAAAAGGACATGCGGCAGCAGCTGGCCATGGATGTGCCATGGGGCATCTACAACGTCGCCAAGGCCACCGGCAAGACCTCTGCCGATCCGGTCACCTTCAGCCCGGTGGTCTGGTTCGGCCGGCAGATCGAGAAGGGTCCGCTGATCGGGCGCGGCTTCATTCACGGCTTCACCGATTGTCTCGCCGAAATCGAGGACTACCACGCGCTCCAAGGCGTCAAGCTGCCGCCGAGCCCGCGCAGCTGGGAGTGGTGGCTGGACAGCATCGATGACGACGGCAACCCGGTCCCGGCC